GTCATAGTACCACCTGCCAGAGGCACCATTTTATCAGCATACTGTTTCGTGCAAGTTCCCAAGGCCACGGTAGGATCTGCCGCCAAAATCAATGGGCCGGTCAGAGTACCGCCAGATAACAATAGCCGGAGATTATCGGCTGTATCAACATATGTCTTGGTTGTTGCTTGACCACCAAGTGTAGGGGCTCCTGACAGAGTTAACGGGCCAGTCATAGTTCCTCCGGCCAACAATAGCCGGAGATTAACGGCTGTATCAACATATTGCTTAGTCGTAGCACCTAACAAGGCTGTAGGATCAGCATTCAGAGTTAAGAAGCCAGTGAGAGTGCCTCCGGATAAAGGCAAGAAAACTCCCACGCCAGCAGAGGCCTTGGCGGCATCTACATATTGTTTCGTAGCAGCACCGAGAGCAGCCGCAGGGTCAGCAGACAATACGAGAAGCCCGGTCATAGTCCCCCCGGCTAGAGGGACCATCTTGTCGGCGTACTGCTTTGTAGCAGCACCGAGAGCAGCCGTAGGATCTGCATTCAAAATTAGCGGGCCGGTCATAGTATCTCCGGCTGCTGCAACCTGAGCATTAACGTTCGTATCTACATACGTTTTGGTTGTCGCATGGTTGGCGGCTGTCGGGGCTCCAGACAGAGTTAACAAGCCGGTCATAGTCCCACCGGCCAGCGGAACCATGGTGTCAACATATTGCTTCGGTGCCGCTTGCAGAGCTAGTGTAGGATTAGCCGGGAGGGTAAGTGCTCCGGTCATTACTCCACCAGCGAGTGGAACCATTCTATCTGCATACTGTTTCGTAGCTGCCCCGAGTGCTACTGTAGGGTCGGCATTCAGGATTAAGGGGCCGGTCATAGTATCACCAGCCACAGCGACCTGAGCAGCGACATTGGTATCTACGTAAGTCTTAGTTGTAGCATGGTTGGCGGCTGTCGGAGCTCCAGACAGAGTTAACAAGCCGGTCATAGTCCCACCGGCCAGAGGGACTTTCGTAGCTAGACCAGTATCAGTATAGTTCTTGGTTGCCGCCTGTGTAGAAGTTGTAGGATCAGATGCCAGATTTAAGGGGCCGGTCATAGTCCCACCAGCAATCGGCAAGATTGTAGCAAAATTGAATGCACTACCATTAAGATAAAGATTACTAAGGTTTAATGAACCTGAACCTTGTGGTCCCCCAGAAGGATTTCCTATAGTAACAGCACCACCATAATTCACAAATCCATTACCTACAGTCCATGGTGATTGGGCCGGTAGTGGTCCGCCTGCACCTGCACCTAGAACATCGTATTGTTCAGGTGCTTCTTGTCTAGATGGTTTATCGAGCATAGGGTCAACTCCTATGGCCACTGAACCGATGTAAATTTATGACTAGCACTAGCAGAAGATACAGTGACCGGAGTAGTAGTTTGAGGTATCACTGTATAAGATTGCCCCGGCTGAAGTGCAACAGTAGTTCCATTGGCTTGCAGAGTAGCTGCTCCAACCTGATTTATATATAACGGTTCTGCTGTCGCGATACCTTGATCAACAGCCAATAAGGGATTAACGATATAACCACCAGACATATTAGGGGCAATCGCTGTAACTGCTACACCGGGAGTGGTAGAAGTTACAGATGCAGGACCTGCGGTTGGGGTAGTCATAATTCATTCCTTTCTTATAACCAACCAGGAGGAGTAACTTGGCCGGGTATGGTTCCAGGGAACATAGTGTAAACTCCTGTTTCTGATATGATACCACCTCCAGTAGTAATATTATACTGCATACAGGTAGGAATACCTCCAGTGAATGTAACGGCAGTATTGTAGAAAACGACTGTGCCATTTCCCGATGCGCTCATCGTCGCAGTAGCTATAGGAGGTGTGCCAACTATATTGAATGAGAGATTGTTTGTAGCTATAGCATCATGATATCCAAATGTCATTATCCCTGAAGAATAAACATAGAATATACATATATTAGAAACTGATCCACTGTATGAACAATTACCATAAAGCTGTACCTTTCCATCAGTATTAGCCCCAATTGCCCCACTGGCCCCTGATGTAGGTGAAGTGAAGACACAATTATTGATTTGAAGATAACCACCGCCAGAAGCAGCAGCATTCTCATAGAATGATTGAAAGGTAAGTCCATTTATTGTTATAACAGCAGTCCCATAAGAAACACACCCACGACCTGGGCCAGCATATGCTGATGGATATGATGATCCACTGGTTGAAATTGCATTGATAGTAACATTGCCAGGAGTAGTTGTGTTACCGACAATATTCCATGAGGCAATATAATTAGTGTTGTCATAGAAAGCATCGATATACACACCATCAGCAACACGAATTGTAATTGTGGTTTGAGAAGTATATCGCGTTTTGATCTGATTCATAGCCCCTGAAACGGTTGCAAAAGCCTGAGCAGAAGTATTGGCTAAGCCAGAGTTATTATCATTTCCAGATGGATTCACATAAAATACGGTTTGCACAGGATGCTTTGGTAAGTCAGGAAGCATATTATTGAAGTTAACACCGTTATAGACAAATGTTGTCTCCATATTTGCAATGATGTCACCATTCAATAACGCTGCACCATTAGAACGTACCAATGGAACAGATGCTAAACCATTCAATTGTACATTGACCGCAGCAGTATTCGTATTCTTAATTAAAATATTGAATAACATACCAATTGCAAAACTAGTCGGGACAGGATTTGTTGTCGCGATAACTAGGTTTGGTGTGACTGAAGTATCTGTACCAACATAAACGAGAGAGGTATTTGCAGGTCCAGTGCCAGCTTGGACAAAGTTATTTAGAGTTCCGGCTGTTACGAGATTAGCGAAGATATCACCAGCATTCCAATTCTTAGCGGTTGTACCTTCTTGCGCACGAACAATCGTCGCTATATCACCAGCCATAGCTGTGACATGTACAATTTCATTTATTGTCTTTGTAGCTTGATCATAAAAAGTTGCAACGTAAAAGTTTCCTCCCGTAGGATTAGGAAATGAAGCACCTGTACCTGCTGCCAATTGAACAGAAGTACTCGCCGTGGTAATGCTACCAGAGATCGTGGTAGAGGCGTTGTTACTCCAAAGAATTGTCATCTTTCCGCCCTATCCAATTGTACAGGTGACATTGAACTGATACGGCATTTCTAGCACCCCAGACTTCAATGCTTCATTAAATGTTGTCATATAAGGTAAAGGTAGGTATGGAACATAAGTTGTTTCTAAATCATTTAAATAGATTCCCGCTTGCCCTATATCTTGTGGATTACTCAATCCTCTTTGTGGTTCAAATCCATTAGGGCCAAATGCATTAAGCATCGCCCCTCCGGTTACAGTTCGTTGCCCTAAGACGAATCGAATAGTGATATTTTGATCTGTACCAAAGGTTATGCTAATTTGATCAGTTCTAGCAATAAATGCATCATCAGCATCAGCATATCCATCAGAAGGAATTGTGAAATTAGGATCAACAGCATAGCTTGGAGCAATCCCATCCTTTCCATATAAGAACCGCCAAACACGGCGCTTCAACCAATGTGTACTGAAGTAATTGCCATCACCCTTAAAGAAGTGCCATGTTAGAATACGACGATATAAATCATCATCTGTTAGAACGATTTGACCAACACTCAATTGTTGGATCATATTCAAACCAAACTTTACTGAAACAGCAGTCGGAGGAATGCCCCAATTGGGGAATAACCAATTGGGACCCCATGTATTCAATGGACCCATAATGACAGGTTGACCAGTATTCAAAGCCGGCCGACTCATCCCATATAATCCAGTGCCAACCCAATCTAATAAGTCTCCTTGAACTACAGGTCCCGTATAAATCGGCAAATTCAAAGCATTAAAAGTGTCTACATAATCCTGTTGGCATTGATTCTGTGCCTGTACAAACTCTTGTAAGTTATCATCATCACTATATTCTTGATATAAGTAAGATGGAATAACATTCGTTAGCCCGGTAACACCGGGAGGTGGGAATGGTTGTCCTCCAGTAAATCCACCAAGAATTGCACCAGTTCCACTTCCTGGAATACCTGGGACAATGCCAGGAGGATAAGGAACTGTATATGGTGATGAAAAAATCGCTGTAAAACTGTGGCCAGTAGTCGCGGCATTAACCCAGACATTACAGTTAGGTGGAGTGAGAAATGCCTGTCCAGGTACTAATTCTATAGTACCATTCTGCGGACCAATTACAGCAGGGCCTAGAAGATTAACCCACAAAGATTCTGCATGAGGGATACCTTGATCAGCAGCAAGCGATGGATTAACAATATATCCACCACTCGACCCCATAGTTGTATCAGCTACTAGGACAGAAACTCCAGATCTCGCAACCTTACTTACTTTTCCTACAAGTAAAAGTTTCATAACCCCTGAACCACCGAAATTTGTGTAGAATCAGTGTAGAAGTAGCTGTAGCGATCTCCATAGATTACTTGTGTACCAGCAGAAGGAGAGGCACCTACACCACTAATTGAAATAATCCATGTTATATCAATAATAAGTTCACCAGCAACGATATTAGCAATAGAATCAATAAACACTTGATTAAGAACATTTAAATTTATAGGAGTAGTTCCAACAGGTAAACTATTGATGTATTCTACAATAGCAGGAATTGAAGCTTGCGAAATAGCAGATGGAGAAACATAATTTGGTGAGTCTGTTACCCAAGTACAAATAATATTCACCACTTCTTGCGGTGGCGTAACAAATGGAATAACGAAAGAATCAGGATAATCAGAAATAGAAACATACTCATTAATAGGATTTGGAGTAACAATTCCACCATATTGCCAAGTCCCATATTGAGTTGCATCTACCGGAACAGTGAACGTTTTTAATCCAGTAACAGTAATAGAAAATGGAACATTATTAACAAGTGGCATACCTGTATTACCAGATATAACTTCAATATCTCCAGTTACCAAATTATGATTATCCACAGTCGTAATAGTTAACGGATTAGTATTCGACATACCACCAACACGAATTTCAGCGCCAGACAATCCTTGTGTATAGAAGTGCGCACTCCAGATTGCATAAGCGACCTGATAGGCGTCACCTCCACCTACAATAATAATAAATACTTCTTCATCTTCTTGTTCCTGTACAGATACTAATCTGTTCTGAACTCCAGGCACATTAGCCAGTAACGTCTTCAAATAGCGAGCCATACCCGTAGAGGCAGCTAATCCAGCAGTGTAGCATCGTTCCCTAAATACACTAATTGGTTCACCAGATTGAGATGGTATACCAGCAACAGGATTATTAACAATTAAAGAGATACTGGCTGGCACAGAAGTAATCATTTGTACAACTGTGTTTGGAGCTACCGGCCATGCGCCTTGAACAGTAGCAAGACAATAAATGGGAAGTGAGGTACCATTCACACCAATAATACCCCCAGACTGACATACATATTGATATGTACCATCACCAACTATAAATCCTTGAGCAATGGTATAGCCGGGAGGGCCAGAGAATACGACATAGACAGATGTGTTTGTAATAGGCTGTGAATCAACACCATAAAGAACACCGAGTTGATTTAGGAGGTAAGCATTGGCACCATAAGGAGTAATAGAGTTAACAAGGTCAACAAGAAAACTATCACTTTCTACCAAGGCATATGTATCAGTGCTAGAGATATCTTCAATTAGTGAACCTGGAAGATTAGCAGTATAGTCTGGGGCATTGCCCGCAACAAGTGTTATCAATCTATTCCGCAAGTCAGCAGGTGTCGCTGGTTGCAACCCTTGAGATGTCATTATAAGTGGAAGGATAGCCATGATATTATATCGGTTGTACTGTTGGATAGCCGGAAGCAGTGGTTAAACCAATTATAGAACCATAATTGGTTAGAACTTGGATATTGTAGGCAGGCACAGGTCTTCCATCATCATCTGGTGCCCCTTGTAAAATAGGAGCAGCGGTTAGGATAAGTGAAGCAAAGAATTTAGAAAATTGTTGTTGAGTACGAACCATATAGTAGTCTGGGAAAATTTGCATGACTACAGATGGATGCGCTGGAATACCATAATTTGCGAAGAACGGACTTTCACCTAAGTTCAATTTACATACTTGTGCAAGAGTAGTTAGGTAAACAGAATCATTGAATCCATTGGTATCGGTTGCAACGACCCACCACGTCTTCTTGCCGGTTACGACATCTCTGGTACGCCCATATGTTCTCATCCAACCCTCGCCCAGACATTGATGCTTATACCACAAGTGGTACCAACCTGACAATATTTTCCAGTCTTTCCATCTCCGCCAAGGAAGATTTTGCCGCTGCCAGGATCGTGGTAAATGATATTCGAAGATTTCATCGACACAGTCTTATTCTGCTGATCCACAGTTACATTGTGATTAGCATCTTTACTTTGAACAAGAGCCTTGCCATTCTTATCAAAACTAAATTGAGTAAGGTCCTGATTCTGTTGCTGCTGACCTGTTTGTTGCCCAGTATCAGACGTTCCACTTGTAGTTGCATCGAAAGTAGTGACACTATTAAATTTCTGCTGTTCATTCCTAAACATAGTTGTTCGTCGCAATGACATCATTGCAATTTGAGAATTTTGTTGATTCTGTTGATCCTGTTGACTTTGTGCTTGTTTTTGATATGGCCCAGCGATCCAACCATTAGGGCCACCCATATGAGTTAATTGGTCATAATCACGCTGCGGATTTTGCGTATGGCTAAGACCGTTAAACGATAGAGTAGTGAGATTACCACGAGGATAAAAATCAGTGTTACCACCTCCATCACCAGTGACACCGCCAAGATAATAATTACCGGGAACAGCATAGCCCTTATCACCTACTTGAGTAGGTTCCCTAGCATACTGAGAATTAGACTTTGGGATCTTAACTGTTGGAGGTGTGAAGATTCCATTTTGTGTTTCAAATGCAACATAAATAAAATCTTTATCAACCTTGGTAACATGACATGGAATAGATTTGGCTTCCCGTTCAATACCATCATTGATCCGTTTAGCGGACCATTGGTTCATCCGATACTGAAACGGGTGTTTATGTGAGTCGTAACGGCCCATTATGGACTAACCTCGAATGCACCATTGCGGTATATGAGTGTAGAACTGAATATTCCATCAACCATGCTTAGATATCTACCAACAGAACCAAGTACATTTATCTGCCCAGGATCATTAGCTAACGGAAATTCAAAGTATGTATCATTAATATGCAAGCATCGCCATTTTACATTTAGTATGGTAGGATCAAAATTCTCTAAGTAATAATCAACCATTGTACCAGGAGGTGTCATTGTTCCAGTTGAACCAATAGGAATAGGCCACAAAGGAGGTGCCACTAATTCTACAGTCATAACTCTTCTTAGATTATCATATGATAATGAGTTTACTGCTCGAGAAGGTGGTGATTGATACAATGGAACAGTTATTACCCATGAACCATCCAGACCATATACGTTCACATAATAGCGTTGTGCTGATATATTCCAAGTTACAATTATCTTATAATCCACATTATCAAGAGTAACCTTGAAATTTGGAGCAACTAAGTTTGATGGTAAGAATGGGATTACTATTGTCATGGGATATTAGTAAATGGGAAACTAGCAGCATTTGCGATTGCTGGATAATTCATATAAGTTCCAGCAACTCCTTGTGCTGTTGCACCACTCAAACTTGTAAGATTTCCTCCGAGTTGTGTATTAGGATCTTGAATAAGAGCTGGCTGTGGTCCCATAAGTCCTGGTTGCGGACCAGACTGATTCCCATCTGTAACTAATCCACCTGAAGCTTTAGACATTAATAGATTCTGAGCGCCCTGAAGGTCTTCTAGAGCTATCAATGGTTTTTCAAAATCAAATCGCCACGCATTCTGTGGTAATGAATTATTCGATCTAGAATTATCAGTTAAGCTAACCAAAATCAAATTCTGATACATAAAAGCCGGAGTCATTACAGTATAAGTTCCACCCCCATTATTATGATTAGCAAGAGTCTGTTGCAACCCAGTCATCATCATTTGCTTATAAGCGAATGCCTGAGGAGTACGCATTGGGGCATCCATAATAAGCGATAAAGTCAATGGTTCTACAATCGTTGCATTTGCTGCTACGTTTTGATTAGCAAACGGATATTTAGCAATAGTCTGACTAATTAAAGTTCCCCCGGCTAATACATTGAAAGCACCAAAAGCATCATCTAAATCACCGATATCAAATGGAAGACCTAAAGAATTAAATCCAGCACCTAAAAGTAAACTCAGCATAGGTATCAATCCACCAGGAGACTGTGTAGCAATTCCTCCGGTTAATATAATTGGACAAACTTGATATGTTAATTGAACTGCTGTATTTGATGGAGGCATTAGCCTGTCATTCCTGCTGCGGTCATAAAGATATTACTACCGGGGACATTGCGTACGACAAGATTTGCTACTCTAGAAGATTGCCAGTTGTTATAGGATAAAGGACCAAGTTTAGCTGCACCATTAGTCCCTGTAGAATCCTTACCTGTATCGGCTGGATTAGGAGTAGGAGGAGCCATTTTGGTAGCAGCATTAGACCAAGTATCCATCGTGGCACTTGCTCCAGCCCCAAATGGATCTGCTGATGGATTATATCCAACTCCAGGAGCCAAGCTAGATTTACCAAATAACCAAGAACCAAATGTTGAGGGAGCACCACCAGTGATAGAAGGAGCAGGAGTGCCAGGAGCCCCAAATGTTGAGGGAGCACCACCAGTGATAGAAGGAGCAGGAGTGCCAGGAGCCCCAAATGTTGAGGGTGGAGTTATACCAGATTTAGAAGTAGGGGGAGCAGGAGGAGCCTGTGGAGTATAGCCGGGTGGATTAGGAAATACTCCCGATGTATCTTTAGATGAAAATGGGTTTGCAAAGATAGACGGTGGAATGGCTTGTGCACCTCTGCCTAGATTAATCGTAGTACTTGACCAATTCGAACCAGGAGGAGCATAGGTATCCTGTTTATTAGGATCAAATTGACCAAATGCATTGAATGGTCTTACATTCTGTTGTCCAGTAGCCATTGCTCCTGGTACTACTGGAGCTTCTCTAAATGCTGCCCCTGTGCCACCAAAAAATTGTCTAATACCAGTCGAAAGTTCTCTACCATAAGGAGCAGCCCTTAGCCCTGTTCCTGTTTCATCCTTATATCCTTGTGCTCCTGTTGGAAGAGCTGGTTCAGGTTTTGTTTCTGCAGGTATGAACAAATTCAATATCTTAACAGCAGATTTTAGAATGTTCACAAATTTGTCCATATAAGATTCAAACTCTTCCAAAGAAGGCAATGCATCTTTTACTTTTTGAATATAATCACTAATATCTTTTTCTGACAGTTTATTCATTTTGTCAGCAAGGTTATGAATTTGTTCTGCTAACCATGCAATGAACTTTTGCATCTCTGGTGTTTTTATCAAGGTTCTAATTATATTAGCAAAACCTTGACTCAATTCCTTGAGTGGTTCAGCTAGGTCTGCTAAACTTTCACCGAATGCAGATTCTAAACTTGCCTTAGCAGCTTGAAACTGTATTTCTAGTTCTGACCAAGCTCTCAATGCTCTAGGTGTAATCTTTAATTGTTCTTTATATTGCTTAGTTAATTCCATTTTTACTTTATATTCTTCTTGGCCTTCTTTAGTAGATAAGCGCAACAAAGTCATCGGATCAAAAAATTGGTCAAGGCCATAAGCCTTAGCCATTCTTAATTCATTGCCGGGTCCAGCTTGATTAAGAACAGTAAAACTTTTCTGAACCAACTTATCCATAACTTCATCTGGGTCCATCCTCCCACCAGCAAATGGATTTATCCCAGCAGCTAACAGACCTCTTTGCCTTTCAGGATCACCAGCCATCCCCATACGGATATTCTTAAGAACTTCGCCTGGAGAGCCAATTAATCCTTGGCTAAAGATCATACTAGCTTGTGTTCGACCGTAGTCACCTCCTAACCCTAGTACTTGTCTACGTTTAGCAAGGATAGATGCAGCTAATCGTTCAATACCAAATAGACCACCTCCCATGCCTAGCAAAGCAGTAACACCACCGATGATAGTAGACCAACTAATGAAATTCTTGGTTATCTTCCAAACTTCAGAACCTACTGATTTAGTGACACCTAATAAACCTTGCATCGTGGCTTGTACACCACGAACCAGAATATTTGTTCTTTGTAATGATTGATTAATCTGAGTGAATTGTTGGTTTAATCTTCTTATCTGTCCTGAGAATGCGTTGAACTGCGCAGCAAATTGTTGAAATTGCTGTGATTGAACTTGGACTGTTAAACGAGGTTGCCGAGCCATTAATTAACTCTGCACGTTTGGATTAGCAGCACGTTGTTTCAGATCATCATAGAAAGAAGATGGCACAGAAGCAGTAGTAATCATTTCATAATTAGTAGACCAAGCAGCACCGTCAGGATTCCTAAAATCTCCAATATGAAGAACTCTCGTAACAACGTAATCACCGGGTAAAGTAATGTGGGTTCTTTGGTCTGGAGCCGGTCCTCCAGCAAATGCATCTGCACCACTAAATCCAACCAACGTTTGAGGAAGCGTACAACCCCATGAAATATGAAGCCCTCCTCGCAGAACCACCTTCACACTAATTGTTACGATAGTTAACCATGTTGGTTGACCAATTAGTTCAAGATAATTTATATCACTGGTTCCAATCGTTTTTGTAAAATCAGTCGCTGTTAATGTTTGATTGTACGAAGTAAGTTGAACACCTGGATATTGTTTACTCCCCATTATTGATTGACTAAGTTTTTGAATATATCCAGCATATTGTTCAACAGACTGATACATACCTGCATCTTGATACATCAATTTTAAAGCATCTGAAATAACAACATTGACATTAGCTTGTGGGAATGCTGTTGATAATGTCTGTTGTATTGCCGATGACATAGGCATATTCGGCAACATATTATGAATCATATTTATAGGCGCAGATAATGGAGCAAAACTACCACCTCCAAAAAATGAACCTACCATACCTCCAACTTGTGATGTTGCTGGTCCTAAATTAAAGTCTGATAGTATTTGTCCTCCTATAGCTGTTAGTATAGACCCAGGATCTACCAGTGTAGGTGAAACACCATTACGCATCGACCTAAAATCTAATGAACGACGACCTACACGATTAAATTGTACTGACTGAACTTGCCCTGTAGTAGAAGGCGCGTTTATGGAAGTTCCAGGAGTTGCAGGAGAAGCTCCCGGCTGAGTTGCTCCTGAACCAGCAGCCTGTTTTGCTCCAGTAGCTATAATCGCAAAACCAAGAGAAGTTTCATTACCTATCCAATTCCCCCAACATTTCAAAATCTTAGCTTGCACTAAGAGTTTATCTCTTTGCGACTGAAAAGTAGCTAGAGGCAAACCTGGGGACATCCCTCCATAAATAGTGATTATTTTATCAACTAATTGATTAGATGCTTTAATTTGATCCCAACTTACACCATAAATAGTAATAACAGAATTCTCAGATGGTGCTGTAGCAGTCCATTCTTCTATCTGAAATTCAATCTGCTGGGCATTAGGATCATGAACACCATTAGGTGCTATAGTTCCCCATTGTGCTCCGTTCTCATACCTTGCCGGGAATATATCTCCTGGAGCACCATCTATTCTGATATTGTAATACCTCATCGCACCCCAGCCGCAGCCACTTGATCATCCATATCAGCATTATCAGAACCAGAATCTGAATGCCCAATATCCATATCAGAATGATTTGTAACTTTCAACTTATCAATAGGATGATTATCATTATCAGCCTCAGGATGTTTTTCAGGTTTTGCATTATCATCTGATTTAGGAACAGCACTCCATCTTTGGTCTATATCAGTTGGCCATGCTGGAACCTTGGCATATGGACCATGCACAACACCGCTACCAGTATCATCAGCAGTGAATGGTTTTCCTTGCTCTTTCAGTAGTTGTTTCTTATGTTCCCATGCTTCTGGAGACATAATTTCAAAATGCATTGGGTCACCAAACCGACCTCCCCATGATAACCCATGCTTCCAAGCTACATCTTCAACATCTGCTGGCAAATCTGTTGTATTACCGCCCATTCTATTTCTATCAACATTAATATCAGCAGCGGCCCCATAAGCATGCATAGATAAACCGCCACCTCCACGTTTACTTCTGAAATTATACCCACCACTCACATCTACTGGATAACCTCTATCTATCATTTCATTAAAGAAACCTTCGTATCTTTGAGCCCCAGCTTTATTTACCGTGAGCTCTTGTCCATCCTTTAATCTAATTGTAGTTAAATTCTCTCCAGGTCGACCAAGTGCCCCAGTTGCAGCATAATTAAATTCACCACTCTCACCCGGACGTCTTTCATATGCATGTGGCGGAAAATACCCCCTAGGGGCTATTGCTCCTCCTTCAGATGGAGTAGAAACCGGGGTAGCATTCACTTTACCTTGTGCTAAATATCCTCTCGATCCAGCCCAATATGCTGCCATTCCTTGCTTAGGATCACCTATTCCACCAGCACGGGCACGTTGACCAGCAATTTGAACAGCTTGTTTGATATTAAAATCAGGATCTTCTAGTTCCTCTACAGTGAATGGTTTATCACGAAGATTGTACGTTTGAGCGTCAGCCGGTGATAATTGGAATAAACCAATAGAACCTGCTCCTCCTGCCCCTGCTGCTCCAAACCTACCATAATCACCACCAGCCTTAGGATTCATACTACTTTCTTGCTGAGCCATTTGAGTCATTAAACCAGCCCACTCTTTTGGTGAACCGGTCTTAATGCCATATCGTTCTCCATCTGGAGGAACATACCCATCTAATGAAGAACCAGCAATTTCCTTTTCTAGTTTAGATTGAACGTCATAAGCTTGAGCTTTATTCGTTACACGAGTACTGGTCGCAGCAGGTCTATCAGAAGGTGTTGCTTTTTCTGTTCCTGCTGGTTCTTTATATTTCTCATAGAACCCACGACCTGCCTGTACTCTTTTTCCATATGTATTCGTAGCATAGCCCTCAAACCGTTTACCCATCGGTTCGAGTGCAGTCATATCTGTGCTCTTGACAGCATTGCTGCCATACCTTTGTCTGAACTCCCGGTCCAGAAAATCCATTTGAACGTTAGGGTCACGCCAATCTTTACCCTGCGATTGGGCATAATTTTTTAGACTTCTGGCACGTTCATTATGCCATTGGGCCAGACCGAAAGATGTACCTGCGTCTCCGACTGTGCCTGTATTAAATCCACTCTCTTCAGACACATTCCCAGCCATCATAGATGCAGCTTCTTTTGACCAGCCACGGTCCATCATACCTTTTATAAATTGATTAGGACCAAATCCTTTTGCAGAGACTGCCGGGTAACCACCTGCAGGAGCAGCTTCTGGTTCTCTCCCACCTCCGGTTATACTAGGAGGAACTCTCCCTGGAACAACTCTACCTCTAGCTCTGGTTGGAATAGGCATTCCCACCCTTCTGGCTAATCCTACCCTACCAGGATATTTAGCAGGAGCAGTAATTGGAGCATGGGCTCTAGTAAACCTATCAACTACATCAGAAAGAATATCCACAGCTTCTTTCAGAAGTTTCCAAATACGTTTTATAAATCCAATTAATTTTTCAATATCTTGTTGAAACTCTGGACTACCAATCCATTTAGAAAACCTATCCAATTGTTTACTAAGTTCTGCTACAATAGTCTTTGTCAATGGCGATCTGATAAATACCCTAATGAATTTTGTTAATTGTTCACTTAAATCTTTCAGCCCTTGAACAAGTGGCGAATCAGATTTTGCTAGTTCTTCTACAATTACAGTTTGAATTCTCACTCCCGTTAACTGTACAATCTTGCTAAATTCCATCCAACCATGCGTGGCTTTGCTCGAAACCTCCATTAAAGGTCTATAATCATCATACATCTTCTTTAATGCTTGCAGTTCCTCATCACTAATTTCTCGTAAACGAATTAACTCTTCTGGATTTAATAAAGAAGTAAGAGAAAACACCGTAGCCATTTTCATTTCAGTACCAGCTTGCTGCCTCTTCATAAATTGTGCAGCAGCAATTGTGACTTGCGCCATCATATCAGTGGTATCTGAAAAACGATTTATCCCTAGCACTTGTAAAGCAATATCTGGTCTTCCACCCTGCCATCCTCGTGCCTGCACCATATTACTCAATAAATTTTGAGTATCTACATAAGCACCGAAAGTAGACCTAAAAGCGCGCAATCCACCTATAGATGAAAAAGACCCGGATGCCATGAGGAAATCTTGCAACATGGCGTCGCCGAGTCCAACCATTTTATCCCAGAACCATTTCATAAATCGTGCCGCACCAGTCGCAGCACTGATTGCTATACCTCCTATCAAAGTTACAGTACTGACTGTAGCACCAATAATTGGCCCTAAAAGATCTGCTGCTATTGACAATACTCGTAGAAATGCCTGACCAGCAGTTCCCATTACCCGCATAATCGCAGCAATCGAACCTTGCAAAGATGCAGAAAGTTTGCGGAATATTTGCAACAAACGCTGAAATCTATTCTTAGTAGCCTGATGAGCTTGAAATAATTGATTCACACTTAATTGATTTTGTACAGAATATTGGAACTGCGATACAAGTTGCTGCATTCTCTGGACATTCGCCATAAATTGGCGCATGTCCCTAAAAAATCTTTGTGGAATTGGAATGTTTACCGTTGCCATTTATGTCTTCCACATTGCAATCATATATCGCTGTTGCCACTCTAACCGGGAGCTATGCGGCCATGACATTTCAAACTGATCGAAGAACTCTTTGAACTTTTCATCAACCAGCCACGATAAGCAGGACTGGACTATTGACTCACTACCGTTTTCTGCTTCTCGCCAGTAGTCTCTTCCCGTGTCAATGTCCGCAAAGAATTCATATATTCCGTAACATTCAATGAGATAGTTTGCGCGCCCCAGAGTGTGCTCAAGCCTTCCATTGCTATCGTCAATTCCTGTTTTAGATGAATCGACGAGGCGCATGTAAAATATACAATGCAGTTTTCCACCTCCGCTGCTGCTTCATCATCAATAATCCCACGTTTCCTAGCCACGTCAAAAGGCATCTGTTCCCAGCCATTATTCTGACTAGGTGCAATGACATTTGTTAGCCGGTAGATTTCTGCCATAAGGGATTGCTGGGTACGCTCCCAAACACCGAGGGACATAGCTTCCTGCTTTAGTAAAAGAGCCGCTACACGAGGACCTGTTACTGGACCAAGGCCATTCGTATAAACAGCCGTGAATGCCCTCGAAATAGGTAGGAAGTTATCCTCGAATACCTCCCGGCTAATTGGTTGTGAGTGAACGAAAATGTTACCATCACCAGTTTCTACACTCATTACCAGATTCAATTTTCTATTTAACTTGACCTCAGCCATATGCTACTCCTTAAGTTCCAAAGAACCCTGTGTTGACGTTGTAGTAACCACGAGCCGTAACGACCATGGCAGCCTCCATGCCAGCCATCGCCATTTCACGTACACTTTCTAACGCCACATTATTCAGTACAAATGGCGTAAGAACATCGGTATCCGGCCAAATCGTTGTGAGCCCGATGAGGGTTGTATCTTCAACCTGAAGCTTAAAGAGCTGAGCTAAGGCTGAACTCCGTACGAGTGACATGGTGAGAGATGCCGACAAGTACGGAGCTGGGCTACTTACGAGACTGACCATTGCCGGGAGTAGGTCAGTCGCGTTTCCTTCTAACGCCAGACGTATTCCTTCTGTAGTTAGAAACCCACTTGTCACATTGAGTTGAGGGAAGTCATTAAAAGTGACAGAAGCCCGGAGCCTATTCAGAACTCCAGGAGGTGTGAACTGAAAGGCCATGGGTTATCTCCTTAGATTGAAACTAGGTCAGATGCGACAATATTCACAAGAATATGGATAAAGCCGCGTGCAGGGATGAACAGGCTCGATAACCCATCATACTCCCCTATCTTGTAGTCTCCTGGGTTCGCCAGTGTGTAATTAAGGAACGGAAC